AATACAAGAGACAGGTAACTAATTAATTAACTATATATAAAATTTTATTATGAAAGCAAGTGAAATCGTAGAAAAATTCAAGAACGTCCTTCTTAGTGAAGAAGACAGTTCTAAGGCCCCTGAAATGGAGGCTAAAAGTGATGCTTCTGAAATAGAAGTAAAAGAACAAGAAGTTGTTCTAAGTGAAGAAATCAAAGAAGTAGAAAACGTTGAATCAGAAACTGAATTATCTGATGAAGTTGAAGCTTCTTATGAAGACAAAAAACAATTGGAAGAGAAAGAAATTATCGAAGAGGTAAAAGAAGATCCAATGGCTAAATATGCTACAAAAGAAGATCTAGAAAAAGCTATGGCAGAAATGAAAGCTTTAGTAGGTAATCTTAAAAGCGAAGAAGAGATGAATGAAGTTCCAGAACAACTATCTTCTCAAGAACCAGCTGTTGAACCTATTACACACGATCCTGAATCTTCTGTAGAGAAAAAGAACATAAATCTTTATGCTCAGAAAAGACCTCAAACTATAATGGACAGGGTTTTAAGTAAAATATCATAAATACTAATAAATTAAATAAATAATAAAAAATGGCTACTACAACTTCAATTACAAGTACTTATGCTGGAGAGTTTGCTGGAAAGTATATCTCTGCTGCATTATTATCTGGTTCTACTATAGACAATGGTGGAATTACAGTAAAACCAAACGTAAAGTTCAAAGAAGTAATGAAAAAAGTTTCTTCTAGTGGACTAATTGCTAACGCTTCTTGTGACTTTGCTGATACAGGCACAATCACATTAACTGAAAGAATCCTTCAACCAGAAGAATTTCAAGTTAATATAGAGTTATGTAAGAAAGACTTCCGTTCAGACTGGGAAGCTATTCAAATGGGATATTCTTCATTTGATCAATTACCTCCTAAATTTAGTGATTTCTTAATCTCTCACGTTGCTGCTAAAGTTGCTGAGAAGACTGAGCAAAATATCTGGAGTGGTACTGATGCTACTGCTGGTGAATTCGATGGGTTCTCTACTTTATTAGCTGCTGATTCTGATGTTATAGATGTAACTGGATCTGCAATTACTTCTTCTAACGTAATCGCTGAACTAGGTTCTATCGTAGATGCAATTCCATCTTCATTATATGGAAAAGAAGATATGTTTGTATATGTATCTCAAAACATCGCTAGAGCTTATGTAAGATCTTTAGGTGGATTTGGTGCTTCTGGATTAGGTGCAAACGGTGTAAATTCTCAAGGAACTCAATGGTGGAACAATGGTTCGTTAAGCTTCGATGGTGTAAAACTATTTGTTGCTAATGGATTAGCTGATGACACTGCTGTTGCAGCTGAAAAATCTAACTTATTCTTTGGAACAGGATTATTATCTGACCATAATGAAGTGAAAGTTATCGATATGGCTGACTTAGATGGATCTCAAAATGTAAGAGTAATTATGAGGTTTACAAGTGGAGTTCAATACGGAATTGGATCTGATATCGTTTACAGAGTAAACGCTTAATAAATAAAATAGATGTTTAACAAAAGGGCGGCTAACGCCGCCTTTTTAATATAAAAAAATAATAATATGAGTTGCGATTTAACACAAGGAAGACAAAGACCGTGTAAAGACTCAGTAGGAGGTATAAAAGCCGTTTATTTCATTAACTACGGAACAACTGATGTTGCTTATGATAGTACAAACACTGATGAAATTGATGGACTTGGATCTGGACTTTCTGCTTACAGATACGATCTTAAAGGCAATTCTAATTTAGAACAAACAATTAATTCCTCTACTGATACAGGAGGCACATTCTTTGAGCAAGTTCTAACATTAGTTTTACCTAAATTAACATTAAAAGACCATAAAGAAATTAAATTATTGTCTTTTGGAAGACCACACATTATTGTAAAAGATAATAATGATAACTACTTTTATGTAGGTAATGAACACGGAGCTGATGTAACTGGTGGAACTATTTCTACTGGATCTGCAATGGGTGATTTAAGCGGATATAATTTAACTTTATCTGGACAAGAAAGACAACCTGCTAACTTTATTTCTGTTACTGCTGAAACAGATACTCAGTTAACTTTAGGAGATGCAAGTACAATTACTGTTGTACCTGGAGTTGCTACTGATGTAGATGTTGATGACGATCCATCAGGAATACCTGGAGGAGGAAACTAATCAATCTTCAATATGTATAAAAGCCTCACTTTTCAGTGGGGCTTTTTTATTTAAAACAAAATAGGTTTTTTTTGATTATCTATATATGATAATACTATTACCAGTATCAACTTCGCAAACAATTAAAATTGTACCTAGATCTTATTTAGAAGATAGTAATGTTCAATTAAAAATAACTGAAGACGGTACTAGAAAAACGGAAACACTAACAAGCTTAACTGCTACCTATAGCGGTAACTTTATAGAAATACCTTGTACATTCAGTATTTTGTCTGAGAGTAAAATGTATTATATAGAAGTAACAAGATCAGGAAGTCTATTATACAGAGATAAAGCATATTGTACAGCTCAAACAGATAGAACTATTCCTCATACATTAAACACAGGTAAGTACGATGAACATACTGCTTCACCTTCCGGACAGAAATATATAACAATATAATATGAGTAAAAAGAAAACATATAAAAATAATATTAGAGTTGTTAATCTACAGGGTTATACTACGCCAGAGATAAAAGAGCATTATAGTAAAGACTGGGTTACCTATGGAGAAAACAATGATTATTTTGACAACTTAATAAACCTTTACTTAAGTAGTCCAACAAATTCTTGTTGTATAAATGGTATCGTAGATATGATCTACGGTAGAGGTATTGATGCTACAGATAATAATGAGAAACCTGAGATGTATGCTAGAATGAAAGATCTTATAAAAGGAGATCAGGTTAAAAGAGTTGTAAATGATTTTAAATTACTTGGACAAGCTGCAATGCAAATTGTTTATAATAAATCTAAAACGGCTATAACTAGTGTTACTCATTTCCCAATGGAAACTATTAGAGCTGAGAAAGCTGATAAAGGAAAAATAAAAGGATACTACTATCATCCTAAATGGTCTGATATGAAAACAAGTGACAGTCCTAAAAGAATACCTGCTTTTGGATATGGAAGTAAAAGCGAATACAGAGAGCTTTACGTCATTAAACCTTATAGATCTGGTTTTTATTACTATGCTCCAGTTGACTATCACGGATCACTACAATACTCTTCTTTAGAAGAAGAAGTATCTAATTATCATATTAATAATATCAAGAACGGTTTACAGCCAAGTTTACTTATTAATTTTAATAATGGTGTTCCGGATGAAGAAGCTCAACAATTAATAGAAGGAAAGATCCAGGATAAGTTTGGAGGAACTTCTAATTCAGGTAAATTTATATTAGCCTTTAACGAGGATCCAGAAAGAAAAGCAGATATAGAACCAATACATTTACCAGATGCACACGCACAATATCAGTTCTTAGCAGATGAAGCTAGAGAAAAGATAATGCTTGGTCATAGAATTGTATCACCAATACTACTTGGTATTAAAGATAATACAGGCTTTGGGAATAACGCAGAAGAGCTTAGAACGGCTTCTGTGCTTATGGACAACATAGTTATTAGACCGTTCCAAGAACAGCTCTTAGAATGCTTTAATAAGCTTTTAGAATTCAACGGTATATACTTGAACCTTTACTTTGTTACTCTTCAACCAATTGAGTTTACTCAACTTGATAACATTGAAACTAAGATTAAGAGAGAAGAAGAAACTGGAGAAAAATTATCTGCAATAGAAAGAGTTAAATCAATATTTAAAAAGAAAAAAGATGAAAGCACTATTCATAACGACTGATGATTTAAGAAGAAAATCCATAATTGGAGGTGCTGTTGATGCTGATAAGTTTGTTCAGTTCATTGAAGTGGCCCAGGACATTCATATTCAAAATTATCTAGGAACTAAATTATACGATAAAATATCTTCATTAATAGTAAATGATACTATTGATGATTCTGGTAATGCAGTATATAAAACACTCCTAAACGACTACTTAACACCAATGCTAATCTGGTTTGCACAAAGTGACTATTATATGTTTGCTTCATATCAAGTTAGTAACGGAGGTGTCTTTAGACATCGAAGTGAGTCTTCAGAGACTCCTTCGATGCAAGAAATTAAGTCTTTAGTAGATAGTTCTAGAGATAAGGCAGAATTTTATGTAAGAAGGTTTTTAGATTATATGGACAATAATAATAATTCATATCCGGAATATAACGACACTAATAGTGATGGAATGTATCCTGATAAGAATGAAAACTTTAATGGTTGGGTTTTATGATAAGTAAGAAAAATACTTATAAACCTAAACAGGAGAATGTAGTTAAATTAAAAGTATTTATAGATAAAATACTTGAGAAACAAAATAATAAAAATAAATAGATATTTATGGGAACGACTTTAACAGGAACTAGAATATCTGATACTTATGATTCGCTATTAAAAGCAACTGATAATGGGATCATAACATCTAGTGCTAAACAGATTACAGATGGTGTAGGAAATAATACACCTTTATATATATCAACAAGTAGAATAGGTATAGGTGTTTCACCTACTACTACATTTCAGGTTTCTGGTAATTCTAAAATAGGAGGAGATCTAACAGTTACAGGTAATTTACTTGTTGAAGGAACTACTACTACAGTGGATACTGACACATTAAGTGTCAAGGATCCATTGATTATAGTGGGTAATGATAACAATACTTCTGACCTTGTTGATCTAGGATTCTATGGTTTATATGATACTTCAGGATCTCAAGACTTATATGCTGGTTTATATAGAAGTGCTTCGACTACTAAATTTCATTTATTTAAAGACTTACAAGAAGAACCTACTACAACAGTAAATACAAGTGGAACAGGATATGCAGTAGCTAGTTTAGTTGCTAATTTAGAAGGTAACGTAACAGGTAATTTGATAGGTAGTGTAACAGGAGGTACTTTTTCAGGAACATTATTAACCAATGTTACAGCTACTACTCAAAGTGCAGGAGATAATTCAACAAAGGTAGCTACAACTGCTTATGTAGATTCTGGTTTGGCAGGACAAGATACTTTAGCAGAAATACTAGCAAACGAAAACACTACAGGAGGCACGGATATAGCAGTTAGTGCAGGAGACGATATAACTTTTACAGACACAAGTAAATCATATTTTGGAGCAGTAAATGATTTAGAAATATATCATAATGGCACTAGCAGTTATATATATAATAATACTGGATTTTTAAATATTGTTAATGAATCGTTTGACGATATTATATTTGGAGATT